GGAGCGTGGTAAATAAGGCAATCCCCAGTCTGTATTTGTTACTGCCTTTAGCGTTTCTTCACTGCCAGTCATTTCAAATTCATGTTCAGCAGTGAGTAATTTATAAGTTAATTGCGCCCATGTTTGGTAAGCGGCTGCAGGACCTTCTAGCCAAAATGATGCAATACGGGAGTTTCTGCCTTCGCCATGTATCACACCATCTTTATCTATCGTTTGCCCCTCTTTTAACCACTTGCCACCGATGTTTAATGCGCGTTTCTTGTCAGGTTCTACGAGAGATTGACAATGCGGGCATTGTAAACGAGCGTTTTCGCTTGCCTTAACATAGTCGGTATCATCTCGATACCCCACCATATTTGCCATTGATGGCTCAAACCATTCTTTGCAATGTGGACATTGCCAATAAAATCTACGTCTATCACCGCGGTTATATAGTGACAAAATACCTGTTGTTGGTGGCGCCTCGTGAGTAGTTTTTGGATGATGTTTTATATCAACAATATCCTTGCCTGGCGAACTCTCTACAAGTGTCATACCGGCACTCATAAATGTAGTCGTCCGTTTGGACGCTAAACTAAATCCGTCGCCCTCACCGTCCACATCATCGGGCCATCGGTCGTAATCTGTTAACGCAACGTATTTATAATCGGATGATGACAGTACGTTAATTGACGGCCAACCAATTTTTAATAGATTACCTGCCCTAAAATATTTATCGTGGACATTGTTATCGTTTTTACGCGGGCTTAATCTTTTTGCAATCTCAGGTGAGCATCTAAAAGTGCGGTCTAAACGTTTACGACTATGCTCACTGGCTTTCTCTTGTGTAAGTTGCACCAAGAGGAAATCTGACGGATCGCAAATAATCGCATAAGTGATCCAGCCATCAATCAATCCGATTGTTTTACCAGTACGAGCTGGACCAACAAAAATTACTGCGTCATACTCACGAGAGTTTAGGCAGTCCATCGGATCTAACATATATGCAGCAGTATCTTTATCCCATTTAACAGAGTTACCCCCACCAACAGGCACTCGCATATATTCCGCTACGGCTTCCGATACTTTCATTCGGCGAGGCGGTTTAAGTAGATTTGCAATATCTCGCCTAATATCTTTAGCTGATGCAAACATGACTACTCCTCTGATTTATTATCGCCAGCCTGTATATGTAATGACATTTGCGATTTAACGTCATCAATCACCTGTATTACACGAGTTAATTGTGTTGGAGTTAATCCACAATCACGCTCTAAAATATCTGGCAATGTATCAAGTGACTGCACAACAGCTTTAGCCAAAAAGCCCATCTCTTGAGCAACTTCAAATGATGGCACTACCTCGCCTGTTTCTCGCTCATATTTAAGTCTTTCGTTTTCAGCTTGCCAAAATGCTCGTCTCTCAACAGGCGATAAGCTATCAACATCCGCCGTCATTTTTTCAACAAGTCCGATTTTGATTAAATCAGGTAGTGCGTAGAGCTTTAATTTTGAATTACTGCCAATAGCTGGCGTTAGTCCTGCAAGCCTTTGTGACACGGTTTGCCGATGCATTCCGACCAGTTCGGCGATCTGATTTATATTGAGTTTTAAGTCGTATAAATTATCCATAGCCGAGACCGTTAAAATGCCCAAAAAAGGAAAAAGATGATGATGCCTAAGATGTCAAAAAACTGTCGAAAACCGCGCGCCCGAAACCCCGTGGAAAAGGGAGTCCCATCAGGAGTACCTTTTAATTTTTAAAATCAATCATTTAAAATAAAAAAAGACCGCACTTTATTTAGCGATCTTTAATTTCCTTTGTTGCTACTTATTAATCTTTGTAGATTCGATCCACTTGTTAATGTTTGTGATTTGACTAGCACACATATCTCGCTCTGCTTTCACAGTGATTAGATGCTCTACTGCTTCACCGTATGTGTTACCCATAAATGGAGTTTTCACACAAGGCACTAAGAAAGCTTGTGGCGGATAAATGTATTCCGTCTTTGTAGTGACCTTATTAGTGCAACCGCTCAATAGCGTCATCGTTAATACGAGTGCTATAGCAAGGTTGTGTCTTAATAATTTTTCTAACCGCTTGGATTTTGTCTTGGCTTGCTTGTTTGATTTCATCGTGAATCACCCTTTGCTGTTCTATCGCTTGGCGTTCTATCTCAATCGTGTCTTTCAATGATTGATTAACTTGTTCTTGTTCTGCGATAAGGTTAGCCTGTGTTTGGTTTTTGGCTTTTAAGTCATTAATCGTTCCGTGTTGAAACCAAATCCAACCGCACAGGCTAACTGCTACCGCTAGAAAAATCAGAATTAATCTGTTCATAATTAATCCACCATTAACGCACGGAATAATCGGCATCGGTCATCTAGACCGTTAGTACCACCATTGATCCTAAGCGTTACCTTTTGGACGGAATCAATAGATGCTAAATCGTTAAATATCCAGTACCAGACCGCAGCTTTAACTGCCAAATCTAAGTTACTTGATACTTCTTTAGGGTTGATCGTATCACCTAACCAACGGGCAAATCGGATATAGTTATCCTTACCAGTAATTTGAATTAATCCACGACCACGATAATTCCAGCCGTCCATTGTTTCTTCTGGGCCATTCCCCATTCGGTTTGCGTAAACTCGGCTTGCAATTTTTTCTGGCTTCCGCTCGTACTGGCGAGCGATGTTAGAATCAGGGAAATACTTGCGGAAAACTTTCATCAATCCGTCGGCTGAATAATTAAGATTTTCGCTTAATGTTGTAAACCCTGCTGTTTCGTGTCCGCATTGAGCAAGAAACATTGCTTGTTGTTGTTTGTTAAAACACCCAGCCAACTCGATATGTTTTGATATTGCTTGATAAATCCCTTTAATTGCTTTTGGGAAAACTTTATTGAATGTCGTTTCGGGGATAATCATTGTCATCTTTGTCAATCCTACGATTAATAAACTTAAACAAGAATTCGCGTATTTTTTCGGTCCCAATAAAGCCAATCATCGTACCGAGAAAGCCTGAAAATTCCGCATGGCCTACAAGGTGAGTACATATCGGCACTGTAACCCCAGCGATAGACGCACAAATCATTGCGTCAATAAATACGTAGCGAAATGCAGGTTTCTTCCGCATAAATCCCATTCTTAAAAGTGACATAAAAATTGCGGCACCGGCACTATGGATTGTCCCGTTACCAAAATTTAATTGTAGCCAGGCAATAATCATTGCCCACACATCAGGCTCTTTCATCGGCATTGTTTTCTCCACCGTGTTTTACGGCAATAAAAAAGCCCACCAATTACGGCGGGCGTGAATTCTGCTAAAATTAATTTTCCACAACTAAATCAGCAGAGGTTAAACATGATTGAAATTGATAAATTAAATGATGGTTACTATAACTTCCCGTACCAATCAGGAGAAGGAGACTCAACAAGCGATACATCATCTCCCTGTGTAGGAGGGTTCAACTTAATTAAATACCCAAATCTCATAGAAGAGATACCTGAAGCAAAATATTCCCCCATGCTAAAAAAACTGCTCATTGACCTTAACAAAGAAGACTCACCTTACCTCACTTTAGGTTGTGGCTATTGGGCATTTAAGGACAACAGGGATACATCTTATACTTATCTTGAGTTTTCCTTCAAAAATATCAAAACGGCTCAAAACCTTTCATTTATCCAAACTATTGATGAACAATTTATCGATTATTTACACACTCACCGCGAACAACTGGGGAGTGAATTTGGCGTGCCGCCTGAAGCATTTGATACAGCTCATTTAGCTTTTGCCTGGAATTATCGTCTATTTTCTTATTTTGGAAGCGAAGAACGCATCTTGCTCTATTTTCAAGCTGGTAGCCCACAACATCAAGATCTCGAGATATTCCTTGATCTACTTCATCGTTTTCTAACCGAATATTTACAAGTGCCATCATAATCACCAAATAAAAAAGCCCCGACCGTCTCCGATCAGGGCTGTAAAAATCAATCTAGGTGTTCACTACTTACACTGCGACCACCATACATCTAAATAGTATGACACTTTGCCAAATATGTCAATATGTAATTTTGATTTCTTTGATATTTGTTGCACGTTCCCTGCTAGTTCTCTGAATAATAAAGCAAGTTATAAGCAGTTCGTGAATTATTGCTTTTGCAAAGTGTATCTCTTTTTCGACTTCACGATAGATTGTCCTAAAACTTGGCACTCTTATGTTAGATTTACCTGCACAAGGTCTCATTTCCTTAGCTTTGGCTTTGTTGTGTAGGTGTTCTGCTATAAAATTGATTGTTCTTTTGTTTACATAATAAGCAAACACAATAAAGTGTAAGATTTGGTCATTTTTCTTAAAAAACATCTCAATGGTTTGACTAATCATAAACCCAGTTTCATCATCGCAAATTGGTTCATTTGGCTCTGCAGGAATGACTGATTGCATTAGTTTTGCAATAATATTTAATTGCGGTTTATCAAGCCTACCGCTGCGCACCCAAGCCCCCCATTGATACATATACCGGTCAACAAACTCTTCTTGTTCAATCGTTAGTTCTGATAACTCGCTAAATTTACGCATTTATTCCTCTAACTCTTTAATTTTTGCCTTGTAATACTTAATAATCGCCTTGCAATCTTCAATGGTGTATTTTTTCGGTTCGTGGTCTTGCCGTTCTAACCAAGCTACCTTATCCGCACCGATTTTATTGACGAGATTTATTCGATATTCGATGATGTTTCCGCTCTTGTGGTCATTACATGGTGCGCATTGTTTATGTACGTTTAGCTCACAAAATCGTAATTCAGGGCACGCTCCCACACTCCGATAATGCCCTGCATGGTATTGCCCTTGATGATACCGACCGCAACTGATACATGGTTCGTTTTTATCTCTCAGACGGATAAATTTATTAAAGACAGATTGCGCCTCTTTCAGCCATTCTGAGCGACTTTTTAATTTAGCTTTACGTTCCCTTTGTTTTTTCTTTTCTGCTCGTTCTTGTGCTTTTTGCGCATTATCTCGAGCTAATTTAATTGCACATTCAGGTGAGCAAACTTTCTGTGTAGAGCTAAAGGTTTTTACAAACGGTTGGCCGCAAACTTTGCATTTATACTCTTTAGCCATTAGCCAAACACCATCTGAAAAATTACCCAAACCGCCACAATCCAAAGCACGATTTTTAACTCTAAAATCTCGTCATCGTTTAAGCGTTTCATTTAAATCCCCATTTATCATTAAATCTCACACCATTTTGCACGCCCCAACTGGTCACATATTCGATTAGGCTCGCCATTCTGCTCACGCTCATTTGAGCCGAACTTTCACGGATATTCACAAATTCCCCCTCAAGACCAGGCACAACATCCGCTTTTTGATTTGTGGCGATTGCGTGGCCCGAAATAAACAACACTTTCCACTGCTCCATTGTGAGCTTACGCCCCATAAATTCAGCCTGATTTGCAACATCTTGGCACATAGCGTGAAATTTGGCGTTTTGCTCAAGATTTCGTGTTATCGGCTGGATTTTGACTACCAACGGCTTTTTATCGTCCGTTGGCAGCTCTTTGATTAAATCCAAGCAATTATTTTTAATGCGTTGATCGCGTAAAAAGAAAGGTTTGTATTGGCTCATAACATCATCTCCAAGGCTTGAATAACATCGCAAAACTCATTCTTTATACTCCACACCTAAATCTTCCAACCCAAAATAACCGCAAGATTTTGTTCGATTTACTGTGCTGTATTTGCTTACCTGCGGAAACGGTATCGGCTCAATTAAGTGACCGTTACAACGAAAACGATCGTCATCCCATTCGCCGCTTGATATAAAATAATCTGGCGTATAAAAATCCTCTAATTCCGCACCGCACTTTGGGCATTTGTAGCTTGTCATTGCAATGCCCCTTTCCCATAACTTTTAGCCGCATAGGTTTTGGCTTGTTGCTGTGGTTTCTCGTTGATGAATTGGTATGCTTGCGCCTGATCGCAATCAAGGAAGTGACCTCTATCAAATTTCATATAGGCTGTGCCTAATCCACCAAATCTATTCTTAGTCACAATGGCCTCAGAGTAAGGATTATCACAATCTGCCTTGTATGCGCCCTCACGGTAAAGCATGATGATTTGGCTTGCATCTTGCTCGATTGAGCCTGAATCACGTAAATCCGAATTAGCAGGGCGTTTTACTGCACGGCTATCCACATCACGGTTAAGCTGACAAAGTAAAATGATTGGAATATTGAAGTTTTTGGTAAAGGCTTTTAGCTTGCTCATAGAATTAGCGATAGCTTGGGTTAGATTTACACCACGCTCTTGCTTGTGATTCATCAAGCCTAAATAATCAATTACAACCACAGATGGTGCGCCTTTCTCGCTAATATGGTTTTCGGTAATTGCGCAAATTTCATCGGCTGACAACCCACCGCGATCGACAAAGTAAACATCTTGTGACCGCACTTCTTGTAATGCACCTGTTAAGCGGTGATAGTCGCCCTCATCAAGCTCGGCAGGATTACGCAATTTCTTCACGCTCACGCCACCTGTTGCACTCAATAAACGATCGACTAATTGGAAGTTACCCATCTCAAGGCTGAAAAATAAAACTGAACCATGATTTTTGGCAATATTACGAGTAACTGTCAGACTAAATTCTGTTTTTCCTGTTCCTGGTCTGCCTGCCACAATCACAATATCGGTAGAATTAATACCGCCTAGAATGTTATCCACTGCCTCAATGCCTGTGTAAAGTAAACGCTCTTTAAAATCGCTTTGTGAACGTTTTTCCAGTACGTCAATGTAAGAATCCATTAATTCACCCATTGCCACAGGTTTAATCTCTGTTTTGCTGACAAGGAGCTTTTGAATTTGATTTAACGCTTTTTGAGTTAATTCATTTACTTGGCTTTCATTACGAGCTTGTGACATTTCACCAGCAAGTTTAAGCATAGTTTGTTGAGCAGAACGATTTACCCAAGAAGAATGGATTTTTTTCGCATAACCTAAAAGGTTTCCACCGTAAGTCGCACCATTTGCCATTTCTGCTAACGTTGCTAGGTTTTCGCCATAGTCTTGAGAAAGTAACAGAAAGTCGATTAAGTCGTGTTTACGAGCTTGTTTGCGAATATTTGCGTACAAAGCACCTAGATTGTATGTTTCGAACATTTCAGGCTCTAACCAACTAATCACTTCACGGGCTTGAGCTGTTAATCCAGTCGCTAGTATTGAGCTGATTAGTCCGTATTCCAGGTTGTAGTTGTTATCTTGCGTTACCATTACCAATTCCCCTCTAAAACTTTATCCAGTGTTGTCTCTCTCAAGATGTATTCAAAATCTGCTTTCCAGCCCCGATTGTTTTCGCCAAAGTAGAATTTTGTGGCTGACTGTAAGAAGTCTTTGAAATACTCACCAAGCGCGGACTCTACATCGGTATCAATCTCAAATCGTTTAATAAACACTTGAGCTAGTTTCTTAATCGCTTTCTTGCGTTTATCACTTAACTGTGATGGATTTGCGATTAGTGGTAGATTTGAATTTAATTCTTTCACCAAGTCGTTGTATGTTTCTGCTACTACTGAATAATTAACCTTGATTGAATTTTGTTTTTTGTCAGTGTACGGCTTGTTCGCACCCACGACTTCCGTATGTTCTGCGTCAGCAGATTCCCCCTTAAGGGGTAAGGGGTTATTTATTTGTAATCTAGTGTTGTAATCTAGTGTATTAACGAATATCACTTTGTCGCACTCCCGAATGTCACTTTCGGACATTGGGGAATGTTCGTTTTGTGCATTCGCCAATGTTGCTAATAATTCGTCTAATTTTTCACAGTCGATTTTGTAATACATACGATGTTCTAGGCGTTTATGAGTTTCGATTAGTACGCCTTTTTCACGCAGTAATTTGCGAGCAGTTTCTTGCTCTTTTCTCGATAATCCAGTTTCAATTTCTAACTCTTCTTGGGTTTTATAAACACCAAGAACAGGATCGGCTTTATCTTGCCAATAGAAAATTTGCTCAAAGAAGATTTCAGCAATAACACCACCAAATAAACGAGCAAGATTAGGACGATAAGCAATCGCTCTTCCTGTATTTTTAAGCATTGTTGATGGGCTCATATCTCTAATTCCTCAATCGCTTGATCTGTTACTCTGTCATATTCTTCTTGGCTTGCGTTTCGCTCTCTTAGCTCTCTTTTAACTGCCTCGTATGCTAGAATTTTTTCTCTATCGTCTAGGCTAGCTACAAATTCGGGTGAGAATAATCTTTTCATATCAAGCCACCAATCTGTATTCGGCAACACGTTTTCCGCTTGGCACGGTAATCATTTTGCTGATGATATTGTGACCACGCTTTTTAAGGTCATAGATACGAGCGCCAAGACGTAAGCAGTTAAAGCGCTTTTCTGCGTCTAAGTGCGTTAATCTCTCGCCGTTTTTGAGTGCTTTTAAAATTTGCTCTGATTGTGTTTGACTTGTCGTCTCGTTTTGATTAATATTTTCCATGTTAATTTTTTCCTAAATTGCCACGGTTGCCGCCGTGGTTTTTTATTGCCGTTTATTTAGCGAGATCACGCACTCGATTGAGTGTTGTGTTGCTGCTAAATGCTTGTTTAACAATTTGCGGATTAAATCTTCTTCTGTGCTTGTGATTTCGCCATCTGCTAACGCTTTTTCTAACGCCTCAAACAACAATCCACGCGCGGATAGTTCACGCAGTTGCAATGTTGAGATTTCTACCGCATCTAATTCGCTTGCGACTGGTGCCGGTACAAAATGGCCACCAGCACTTCGGCAAAGCTCCTCGATAAAATCGGTGCATCCATACTCAAGTTGCAGCGCAATCAATTCTTCATTTTTGAACCGTTGGCCCTTTGTTTGATAAAGACGATTATTTAATTCACTTTCAGTAAATCCTAAAAATCCAGCTACCGCACTTCTCCCCCCAGGAATCCGATCAATCATTTCGATAATAACTTTCTTCATTTCCATAATTTTTGCCTTATTTTTATGGTTTTCTTTTCTATTGTTATTGTTAAATTAGCTCCATACATCTGGACGTAATTCAGCTTTTCTTACGATCTTGTTTGTTTCGGTCTCTATCTTTTTAGCTAAGTAAATAGGAGTTTTGGATTCACCTGTTTCAATTTGTCTTAAAAAAGATGTTGAGATTCCGAGCTTTCTCGCAAATTCAGCTTTAAATCCACGGGGGCGATTTTCCAAGTAGTCTTTAAGTTCCATTTCACCTCCATATTAAAAACTAAATATAGTTTAGCATTAACTAAATGTGAAGCGCAATAATATTTAGTGTTTGCTAGTTTAGCTATTACTAAATATTATTTTTAAAAATAGGAGAGTTATATGAGTTTAGATAAAAACACGCTCACGCTAATAAGAAGAGATAACTTGAAGAAGTGGTTTTCAGATAAAGTCGTTCCTGAAAAAGACAGAAGTTACGTTTCCCAATTAATCAGTGGTAAAACCCCTTCATTTGGAGAAAAAGCTGCAAGAAGATTGGAAATGGAAAATAATATGCCTGCTTTCTATCTTGATACACCGCAAAGTAAAGCAACCAAAAATATCTCGTCAAACATAAAAGAGCTTGGGTCTTTTGATTTGTGGGATAGAAATACACCATTAAATAGTGATGAAGTGGCGGTGCCTTTTTATCAAGATGTCCGACTTTCTGCGGGTAATGGTTTTGCTGATGACATCGCAGACTATAACAATTTTAAATTACGATTCTCTAAAGCCACATTAAGAAAGCAAGGTGTGCAGTACGAAAATGCGGTATGTGTGGTAGCAGACGGCAATTCAATGGAGCCAGTTATTCCTGATGGAACAACGGTAGGGATTGATTTGGGCAATAAAACAATTAGAGATGGAAAAATATACGCAATAAATCACGGTGGATTGCTGAGAATAAAACTACTCTACAATATGCCTAATGAGCAAGTAAAAATCCGCAGCTATAACAGTGATGAACACCCTGACGAAATAGCAGAATTACAAGACATTTCAGTGCTTGGTAAAGTTTTTTGGTACTCGGTGTTGTTGTAGCAGTGGAGCATAGGAGTTATTTGTAAGACAATAAATTCTAGCTTTAATAGAAATAAGGAAATACATATGATTAAAGAAATTACATTTAAACATTATAGAAAACTACAAAATTTTACCTTAAATTTTTCAAAAGAAATTAATGTTATCTCCGGAGAAAATGGAACTTGCAAAAGCTCTATTCTTCATATTGTAAGTAATTCCTTTCAAAAAGTGGACTCAAATCACCCATTTATTAAAGATGATTTATTGAATGCTATTAACCAACTAAACCATAAAGTAAATCCTAAAGTTTATTCTCTAACTAAAGGGGACAAAAAAGAAAGCTCCCCAGTCCCTCCTGGGTTTACTGGAGGGCTTTTAACAGTCAAATACTTTGATGAAGATCAAACATTAGAATTCAGAAAGCACAAATACCCACGACCAAGATACTCATTAAAGCCATATTATCCTGAGGATGGTGGAGAATCACTGCCAGAGCTTATGATTATCTATCTAGGCCTATCTAGATTGGTTCCAGTTGGAGAAATTTCTGATACTGAAGAACTATCAAACACAGTTATTATCCCTGAAGAATATGAGCAAGACATTATTAATAAATACTACGAATTAACCGGCATATTAATTAAAAGCATTACTTCTAACAAGATTAAAAATCTCAAATCTAGATATTCTTTTGAAACAAATAGAGAAGGTATAGACTCGAATACTGTATCTGCTGGAGAAGATAATCTTCTTATCTTGCTGACTGCTATTTACTCATTAAAACATTACTATAAAACTACAGAAGGAATGCATAGCATTCTTCTTATTGATGAATTAGATGCAACACTTCACCCTTCATTACAATATGAAATTTTTTACCTTTTAAAAGAAATATCACAAGAATATAATGTTCAGGTTTTTTTTACTACACATAGTTTATCTTTGTTGGAACTAGCTATAAAGAATAATAGCAACATTACATATTTAATTGATGAGATAGATTCTGTATATCCGATGGAAAAACCAGATATTCGGAAAATTAAATTATTTCTAGAAAAGAAAACCCAAGCGAGCTTATACGAAAATAACAAAATACCTCTAATGACTGAAGATAAAGAGGCAAGAGAATTTCTTGGACTAATTTTTGATTTTTATTCAACAAGAGACAATTTTTCTGAAATAATAAGCATATTTGACCTTATTGATATAAATCTCGGCAAGAATAACCTGAAAGATATTTTTACGAATGAGAGCTTAAGCAGAACACTTCAAGCAATATGCATTTTAGATGGCGATGACTCTCATAACTATAAGAAAAATATCCTTACATTGCCAGGCAAAGATAATCCTGAAATCATTGCATTTACTCATTTTAAAAAATTATTGGATGATAAAACGTTCTGGCGCCAGTCTATTTTAATTTCCAATGGATATAACATATCTCTTGCTAGAAAGGAGCTTCTCCCTGAAATAGATAAATTACTCAATAAAAGAGATCGAGAAAAAGCAAAAAATTTATTTAACAAACACAGATTTTTATTTCGTATAATTTTAAAGGATTGGTTAAACCAAAAAGAAAACTTAACAATGTTACATGGTTTTTATCATGCATTATATGGAGCTTTTAAAAAAGTTGCATTAGCACATAAAATTGATCCTAACTGCTGGTTCAAACAATAAAAGAATTATGGCCAGCATCTAAAAAATTCGCTATAATACCTCCAAACCGAGGAAAACGAATGAAAAATACTCCCCTACGTTATCCTGGTGGCAAAGCTAAATTTGCCCCAGTAATTAAACAGATTATTAAAAAAAATAATCTTCATGGGCACTACATAGAACCCTATGCAGGTGGGGCTGGTGTCGCTCTTGATTTGCTTTTTAGTGGTTACTGCAGCGATATTCATATCAATGATTTAGATTTGGCCATCTATCATTTCTGGAAATCCATCACTGAACAAACGGAAGATTTCATTCGCTTAACTAATGATACGAAAGTAACTATTGAAGAGTGGCACAAACAAAAAAACATACTCAAAGAGAAAGAAAATGTCTCTCCTTTAGAGTATGGTTTTGCAGCATTCTTTCTTAATCGTACCAACCGTTCGGGTATTCTGAAAGCTGGTGTTATTGGTGGACTAAATCAAACTGGCAATTACAAACTAGATTGCCGTTTTAATAAAGCGGATTTAATTCAGCGAATAGAAAGAATTGGTAGTGTGGCCAAGCATATTCATGTTACCAATTTTGATACTGAGGAATGGCTTTCTACGCTTGATGATAACATTCCTGCTAACTCACTAATTTATCTCGATCCACCATACTATGAAAAAGGGCAAGGGCTTTATCGTAACTATTACCAACATAAGGACCACGTTGCTATTCAAGAAAAGTTGGCCAAGGTAAAAATGCATTGGGTTGTCTCTTATGATAATCACCCAAACATTAGCGAAATTTACCAGCAATACCGCCAAAGTGAATACACGCTGAATTACTCAGCTAATAAAAAGATGAAAGCGACTGAAATTGTTATTTACAGTGATAATCTTATCTTATGACCGCCCTCAAGGCGGTTTTCTTTTGTTAGGTTTCATTGACTAATTCCATAAAGTCATTTTCTGATAGAATTCTTATATTATGGCCTTTAGAAATTAGCTCTTGCGCCTTTATTTCCTTATTACTTAATTCCTTGCCGGCTAATCGGCTCTTGTCTTGAATTCCTTTAACAAGTAATGTTACCTTCTTAGAAATGCCATCCACCACATCACAACCAACAGAAGCGGCTTTTTTAGCTGCATCCTGCCTTGGTATAGATAATTCACCTGTAAACACTACCACTTCGCCATATAAAGGCCCATTTGGATCACCATGACGTTTTATTTTAGGTGAAATATGCCCGTTTTCGTCATACTCTACGTGAATAGGTTTTTCCACCCTATCCAACCAGTAATCTAGCGATTTTCCACTTTCAAGCAAAGCTTTATTCAATATTCCACCAGCAACAATGGCATCATCTAGTGCATTATGATGGTTTTCTTGTTTGATTTTTAAATGTTTTGAGACTTTTGCCAATCCATAGCCCTTTTCTGCAAATTTATCACTCCAGCATCGTCTCACTACTCGCATAATATCTAACCATTGATTTGGCAGATTAGGAAATATCTTTTTCATTGCCGCTTTATCAAAAGCGCCATAGGAACAAATAATATTAGTGCTAAAAAATTCTTTAATAATTGGAACAATATCGCTAAGAATTGGTGCATCTCTCACATCTCTTGATGTGATACCGTGAATTGAAACATTTATAGGATCAAAATAATCTTGAGGATTAACCAATGTTTCCCATTTCGTGACAATTTCCCCATTCTCAAAAAATACTATCCCTACCTGGCAAATTGAGAGTAAATCAGGATTTGCAGTTTCAATATCTATAACAATGAATTTATTCATAATTTCCACCAACAACAAACACATGCATTTGCTGACACTAGATAAATAAAGTGCGGTCATTCTACTTAAAAAGTAGAACGTATTCCGTGATCAGAATCTCAAATCACAACATTAACTGATTAAAAAACAAGCAATTAAACATCTTCCAACAAAATATTTTTGCTTAAAAATCAGATAAATACTAAATAATACTAACAATTTAACTAAATTTTACTAAATAAACAATTTACTAAATATTTAGTTTTTGCTAAATTATCCACAACAAAGCAAAACACTTTGAAACGTTCTTTAAAAATTTGAAACAGGTTAATGATGGGAATTCATCTGTTTATCAAGCTCAGCAAGAACAACATTGCGAATAAGTGGATTTAACTCATATTTATCATTAG